TTTTTATTGACACCAACGTTTAGCGTATGAGTAGTACGCCTTTAGGCTATTACTTATACGTATTGTTGCCAGTAGTACGGATTTAAAAGATAAAATGTGATAGATATAAGATTAAGTGATAATTTAGAATTAATGGCAGAAATAAAAGATAATACGGTTGATTTAATTTACTGTGATATACTTTATGGAACAGGTAGAAAGTTTAAGGACTACCAAGATTTAAAGCCTAAACGTGAAGTAATAGAAGAACATTATATTCTAAGAATAAAAGAAATGCACCGTATTTTAAAAGATACTGGAAGTATTTATTTGCAAATGGATTATAAAATAAGCCATTGGATAAGATTAATTTTGGATGATGTTTTTAGTTATGATAATATAGTTAACGAAATTATATGGTTTTATAAAGGTGCGGGAACGCCAAAAGATAAATTTTCACAAAGGCACGATAATATATTTTGGTACTCTAAAACAAAAAATAAAACTTTTAATATAGATGATGTTAGAATTGATTACTCTGAAAGCACTAAAAACAGATTTAAACACAAGATAAATAATGTTAGAAATGGTATTGATTTTGGAGAGCAATCTTTAAATAAAAAAGGAAAGCATCCCGAAGATGTTTTTGAAATACCAATTATAGCACCAAGTGCAAAAGCAAGATTAGCGTATGACACACAAAAACCAAAAGCATTAATTGAGCGAATTATAAAAGCAAGTAGCAATGAAGGTGATTTAGTTGCTGACTTTTACGCTGGTTCTTTTACAACTGCGGAAGTATGCAAAGACTTAAATAGAAACTTTATAGGGTGCGATATTTCTCAAAAGGCAGTAACTATCGGATTAGAACGAACTAAGTATTAATGCTAACGCCCAAATATGCACCCCGTACACCTCAAGTGTATGGTGTATATTGAATGTCACCACCTAGCCTTATTACCTCGTATGTCGTAGTGAGTAAATGTATTATAGCTACCTAGTCCACCTTGCAGTATTTCTTTGCCCATAAAGCTATCTAGTAGATTGTATGTTTCATTTGGATCATATTGTGACATAACTATATCTGATGCCGTGCCTAGTAAATGCTGTGACCTGCTAGCACCTCCTACCGCTTTATTATGAGACGGGCATCTGTAGCCGCTATTAATCTTTATAGGCTCAAATATAATATCTCTTACTTGCTGTAGTTGCTCTGCTACTTTCTTTACATTTTGGAATACATTGTCTGGCATTTCACATCCACACTTGCAATCAAACTCGGATTTACTGAAATTATTTGTCATCGTTTTTTACATCTATTTTAAATACCGCATTCATAAAACTACGGAATATATTATTTGAATTAGTAAGTAAGTACGTCACTAGACTATCACCTAGCAGTGCAGCTATACAAGTAGCTATACCACTCCATTGAACCCACCCGTTAATGAGCATTACTTGGTTCACTATGATGCCTGCAAACACTGCGAATATGAATGTAATTATCACAACCTTCTTACTGATGTCTTTACTTCTAGAGGCATACGCTAACTTTACACCACCGCCTATGAAAATATAAAATGCTGTCTCTCCCCACTCGGTTGCAATAGATATGAGTTCTTGTTTTGTCATATTTTTATACATAAATCAAACATTTATTAAAATTCTTGGATTTTATAATTAAGAAGTACGTCACTATAGCTGTTAAGACTAATAGCGTATGACTAATTGCATAGTTAGCAGCAAACATACCTACGTTGTAATCTTTAAAAGGTACGTTAATATAGCTCAATTCTATGAAAGCATAACACGAATACACTATGCCTACTAAATTAAATAGCCATTTATAAAAAACACGATGCACTGATAAGATTAAAGGCAAATAATTATTACCTTTCATAATAAAAGATATTTGCATACACGCTGCTGAGTAAAATAGCAAGTCAAAAAAATTTACTGCTATACACCAATTTGTACTATTAGGATTTCCCACCTGTTCAAAGGCTGCATCCACTATCATTTTTAAGGCTAAAGTAAATATCATTTTGCAGGCTGCTTTCTTCTCTTGCACCTCATTATACTATTGCCGTGATTACTGAATGCTATCTCGTAGGTATCGTGTTGTGCCTCATTTGGCTGTAGTATGTCATACAGATTACTGTAAATAGCATAGGCACTTTCTTCTCTATCTGATGGGCTTAGACTCACATAGTATGCGTGGTAGTCTATCTCTTCTACTGATAAAGGCGTATTGCTTACGATGTTATTCCAAGTATCTGCTACTAGGTCGTGTCCATTATACTGCGATGCAAATGGTAGTATGTAATTGTGGTAGCTTAATTCTTGTATGTTCATATTCCTGCGAATGTATGGTCTGGAGTCGTTGGTGTTACTTCTTGCTTGTAGTAGGGTGGTTCTATATTCCAAAGGATGTCCACTAGATACCCGCTTATAATTGTGCTTACTTCTGTTTCTTCGTTGTATGATTGCTTAAATCCTATTTCCACAATAGCTCCATCTTTGAAGGACTTGTTACCATCTTCATCTGTTTTATAGTGCTTAGATAATGTTTTGAGCATTGCAGCTTGTGTTTTAAATTCGTATCTTAGGGGTATCATAGTGTTGTGAGTGCTGCTAGTTGTGTGTTAGTTAATCTGTCGTTTGATTGATAAAATTGAGACAATTTATAAGTCGAACCATCGGCGGTATCAAAACCTAATTTATCAATGGTAAATGTTGAACCAAATAAATGGTCTGGCGTTATAGATACCCCGTTCACATATATAACTAATTCAGTAGTACCTACCCACGCTATTGCTATTTTATTATCTCCTAAAGCATTTATGTTTATTCCACCTGTAAGAAATCCGCTATCGCTTTGAAACCTTATCGCTGGAGATTGGTTCGCATTGTTCACTGAACGCAAGATTATTTTTCTTACATTATTATCATTAAAATTTAAAATACTCTCGTTAGGATCAACCCCTATCAAATCAGATATAATAAAAAATAAAGTCCCATCATCCCCACTTGGAATACTTGTATTAGTTACACTTGAATCAGCCGTTCTAGTCACGCTTGTGCCTGCTGTGGGTATGTATGATGTAGCATAAGAGCCTACTTCTAATTGACCACTTGTACAACTTCCGCTTATAGTACTTGTTAGCGTTCCAGCCGTAGCAGTAAAAGTAAACTCAACTCTATCGCTTGCCCCCGTTCCTACTAAGCTACCTGAGTAAGTGCCTGAAAATGTAATCGTGCCCGTCCCTTCAAAAGCTACCGTGTAAGTTGTAGCCGATGTAGATACGTTTTGAGTTACTAAAGTGTCTCCATTTAAATAGATATTAGTCCTCTGAGGCTCAAATAAATATTTACCACAACCGCCACTTGTGAAATCTAAACGTGGAGTATTAATAGCAACCGTTTCTATTAGTCCGTTTTCATTTACTCGTGTTCCCGTTGTGCTACGTGAGAAGGTTAAGTCTCCAGCACCACTTGTTGGAACTACACTATATAGCTTGCCACTCTTATATCCGCTAGGGATTAAGACTAAACTTGCGTCGTCTAATACACTCATATACTATTCAAATTATTTAATGCTGCAACTAAACAGACCTCATTCTCATAAATTCCACCGTCTGCGATTACTCGTGTTTTGTATGCTAAGGCTAAAGCTGCACCCGCTGCACTACTATAAACCTCCGTACTACCTAGATAAGCCTTGGTGATTTCGTTACTTCCAAAGTAAACTTTTGATATTTTAGATGTACCTAATTTTATCATACGATTAAATAAAATGTAGTAGATACTGGAGTGCCTGCATCATACTCAGCTTGCGATAGACTAACCACATTAAGCACTAAATCCGAACCTGTTGGCTCGCCTGCTGTTAATGTTTCAATGGTGTTTACTTCTGCGTTTTCTGCTATCGTTCCTAGCTTTGTTGAGCTGGCACTATCAAAAGAAACCTTTAAATTATTTGCTGCCGTTTCTGTTTCTAATCCTAAGCTATCTATAAGGTCCGCAAACTGTGCCTGCGTAGGAGTGTCCCCTGTTTCAAAAAATGCTTTTAATTCTGCTTTTGTACTCATATTATGCTACTATAAATGTTGTTCCTACTTTAAATGTTCCTATACCTGTATTAAATGATGGCACTGTCTCCACTACTCTCACTTTGTACTCTATAGTAAGCCGTGCCGACTCGCTCAGTTGGTCGTACCTTACGTCTTTACTGACTTGATATATTGAATCTATTACTATGCCTGCTACCGTACCTTTATACCTGTTTAAAATAGGCTCTATAACATTGTAGCATTCTAGTAGATAGGCTTTACCTCCTGCGTTATCCCTTCCCTTCTTTGCGTACACGTCTATCATTAGTTCATAATTAACTATGCCATAACCGCCTTTGAAATTCTCTGGCGTGCCGTCCTCATTGAAAACTATGTAAGGGGCCTCTATTCCATTGCGTGCTATCATAGGACTAATATCATTTACCAAATTAGTCACGGCTGTGACGTTTAGTAATTCGTATATTGCGGCTCCTATCATTGCTACAAATTTGAATTAAAAAATAGGCTAATTAGGTAAACTTTGTTTTTTGTTTAGAACCATTCTAAGGGTTTATAGGTTTAAATTTGTGGTAATAAAACAGGATAAATGAACTTATTTAAACAAATGACAATATGAGCTATACATTCAAATCAACTGGAGTCGAAAGCACCGACAAACTAATTCGCATTTTTGACCGTCAAATAAAAAGGGAGTGGGGTGCAGCGAATAAAGACAAAAAGCAATGCCTTTCTTATTGGAATAAACTTATATTCCTAGAATCTGCTACGATATACATATTAGATTGGCGTGAGATTAGGACGGGCAATTATTGGCAAATTAGAGACTCTCTCAAAGGCATAGCACAAAGTAGGTTTATATATGAAAGAATTAAAGAATATAAAAAATTAAATCAAATAAAATAATGAAATTATTAAAAGTAAAAAGCAATCACATAGAGTCAGCATTCTACATTGATAGTAAAATAGCTAGATTACACATAATTTTCTTTGGTATCGCTTGGCAGTATAAAAGCGGTTACTTAGGATTTGAATTTCAAATACCATTTGTAGGTGGATGGGTTGTATATTTCAATAATTTTGTAAAGTAAAAAAGGTTATATTAGCAGACACAAAAAAAGCAATGAAACATTTAGAAAACTATTTTAAAAGTGAAGAAGAGGTAACAAAGTACTTCGATAATGAGGTATTTAAATTTATTTTTATGTGTGATAACATTATGGAGTTTGAAACATTAAACCCAGTAATCATAGAAGATGATTTAATTACTTTTAAATTGTCATTTTATTACGAAGAAGGAGAAGCATTTTTTGCTTATTCTACATTCGCTCAGTGGCTAGACTTATTCCAACTATCAGAAGTTAAAGCAGTAGACTCAAATACAAATGAAAGGATTACTATGTATTTTAAAGAGTTTGAAACAACATAAATAACATTATATTTGAAAAGCATTATTTGATGGAGTTCGGGTAATTTTAAAAGGCTGTCATTATTTGGCTGCCTTTTTTTGTTTTGCGGTCTTTATCGCATTGCAAGACTTGCATAGTGCTTGAAAATTCTCCCATTCCCACTTTTCGCCACCTTCTGAAATCGGTTTTATGTGATCTGTAAAGTAGCTAGACTGAGTGCAGTCATCTACCTCACAAACTGGATGGAACTTTTTGTACCTAAGACTTAAACCCCGCCACTTCCTGCTATTATAGAATGCCTCATCTTCTGGATTGCGTAGCCAATTAGATTTTTTATCTTTAGGCTTGAAACTATTCGCTGGTTTGGTAAGCTTATAGTTAGTTTTTTTTATAGTAGCCATTACGGAGTGAATACGCTACCTAAATGAATGAATAGGGTGCTACCACTCCTAGTGAATACCTTTTCATTAACCACTCTAATCTCGCCATCTTTCATATCTGCAAGCTCAGTCGGAACAGTACCATTATTATTAGTCATAAAATACTCAGCTCTTACCACATCGCTAGTAATTAGCTTTTTGTAGGAGTTTATAATTCTACCTCCACCTATTACGTTATAGTCTATATCTATTGATTCCACACTTACCGCTACATCTGTGCCTGTGCTTGCATCTGCTGACACTTCAAACTCAAATGTAGTATCATTTACATCATCTATAAGTGAGATAAAATCTCCTTTCTTAATGTCTTGCAGTAGGGTTATCTGTACTGATGTAATAGTAGCCGCTGTTATACCCGCTGTTAGCGTTCCTATTTGTTCTTTGTTATCTACATAAGTTCTAGACTTTCGCTCGCCCTGCCCTGACACTCCACCGTCAGAGGTAGTGTTCACATTAGAGGTGGGGCTTATCCCTGTAGTGTCTAAATTAGATTCAAACCAATCGCCATTATTCTCATCTCTCAAATAACTCTTTACAACCCTTTTAGTTATAAATGCTTTATCATTATAAGGAATACTCTGATGTGGCATATAATCACCTTCAAACTGACCAAAGTACTTCTGTAGTGGTCTAAACTGAATTGCCACAGCATCCATAAGTCTTAGCTTTGCTAGTGTTGGATTAATGTCATAATTGCCATCCCAAGAATTTACTGGGATAGTAGCCACCCCGCCACCTGCTAAGTAGTTTTCATCTACGTTTATATTATTTATAGTAACTAAACTATTACCCTCATTTATTATTAACTTTTCAAACTCTAAATCTTTGGTAAATTTTGTGTTTGCATTTACTACTGATATTATATCATTCTGTCTATTGTCATCACTTGCAACATAAATAGACAAGTTATAAATATCGTGTGTTTTATACATTACAAATGGGTTTGGTATTGAAGGTGCAGAAACAATAAAAGTAAATCCTACTGTAGCATCTGCCAAATCATAAATTAATGCAGGTGTAGAAAATAATACATTTGCCCCACCTGTAAAACTTTGAGTCCAATATCTATCTACTGTAACCCCTACATCATTACCCCAAAAAGCAGGCACTCCATTCCCCCCCTTAATAAACTTAGATGCCCCATCATTTATAAATAGCCTAATTTCTATATTAAAATTAGACCTAGTTGCTCTATCGTCTAACAAAAAACTAATATCAAAAGTAGAACCATTAGCTACAGCATCTTTAACTGCTCCTACATTATATGATAAATTAGCAGGGAAAGCTGTAGTCCCGGCTGCCGATACTAACGCAGTACCGACTGAGGATGCAGGATTATAGTACCCCCATTCTATAATAAATTTAGCACTTGGGTCTGATGCTGAGATTAAGTCTCCGCTATCTGTGGTTATTATTGACCTTTTTATCCCATAAAAGTTACTAAATGTACCTCCTGCCATAACTCTAAGCCCTGTATTGCTGTGTGTGTATGCCTCTAGTCCATAGCTGTTATCTGTTTTGTCAAACTTGCGAATATTAAAACCTGTTTCATCGTAATTCCTAGCCTGAGTAATCCAATATTTACCATCTGAAATATACATTTTTGCACTGAATAACTCCATTATGCCTTTTAATATGTCATAACCATTCATAAACTCAACCTTAGCCTCATTTTGATTTTTAGGTATAAGTAAGTTCTCTGGTAAATAGCTATAATCTAAAGGGCTATGTTGATTATTTATAGAGGGTATATCTGTAGTCTTAAACTCGATTGCCTCATAAATGTAATCTTCTGTAGCTCCCCAAAATTGATCTAATTCGTTAAGTGCTAATACCTCTTTTATTATATCTATAACTTTCTTTAGGCTTAGGCTTGCTAAGTCTCCGTCATACTCTACATCCTTTAATCTTTGTATTCCGTCAATAGCTTTAAATGTGTATTGTCTTGGGCTACTTGCATCCTGCCACTCTATCAAGTCCGCTACTAGATTGCCAGCCCATTCCAGGACGTAGGCACTAGATACATACTTATAAATAACTACCCTTAACTCGTCATCATTAGCCTCTATGTATCCGTCTAAAAACCTATCAAAAAATGCTGTTTTTGGTGGGTCATCGTTGCTATCTTCTATTACATTAGCATAGTCTAAAGTTGTGCTACTTGGCATAAGCGGGCATAGTATATTCTCATCTATATCTTTCCACTCAGTTTTTAAGTCTATTATTTTAGGTGCAAATACTGGTACGAATGAGTCCCCATCTAAGTCATCATTTTTTAAAGAAACAAAATCGGCAGCATAGTCTAATGTGCTTAATATTATTTCTGTTCTGTCTTGTGCAGAATTATAAGTAAAAACAAATACCGTATCTTCTGCTATTGAAGATGACCCCGTTATCTCAAGCGGTTGCCCTGCCTCTAGGTAGTCCGTCCAATCGTATTTTACATAAAACGTTTTTGCAGTACCCCCTATTATTAAAGCGTTAATGCCTTTGTAAGATTCGGAAAATAGTTGTACTTTATACTGTACGTCTGCTAAAGATTTTAGCGTGCTTTCAAAATATTTCATCTTCTAAATCCGTCCTCTCTTTGTGTTACTATTTGTATATCTCTACCGCTAATCTGTGTATGCATAGTGTATGAGTTGCTACCTATTTGACCACCGCCTGAGTAGTCTGGTGCGGGTGCGTTTGGTGCGGGTGCAGGATCTCCACCTATGCCCGCCTTAGATACATTAGTTAATGCTGCTCCTGCTGCTACTAGTGCTATACCTCCTACTATTGCCGCTGCTGGATTCATTGTTGCTATAGATGCCTGTATGCCTGCTTGTGCTACTCCTATACCTATCATAGCAGTACCAAACTCTTTCATAAATCCACCTAACATACCAAGAAAAGCCTTTCCAAAATCTTTACCTTTCATATCTCCGTCAGTTAATACATTGCCTAAAAACTCCCCCATCAGTACAGCCGACTGAGTAACCATTCTTTGTAGGCCGTCAGTTAATGCATCACTTATTTCTATCCCTATTTCTTCTGCTTCTGTTACTATATCTGGTAGTGTACTAGTGTCTATTTTTACATTGCTTAAATCTATTCTAATATTTGGATCAAATGGTTTTTTTTCAAACATAGAACCAAGCAAATCTCCTATATCTTTCCAAGTGCCTGTGCCAATTATTGGCTTTACTGGTACTTCTATTTTAGTGTTTTCTACTCCATCATTTACTTTTGGCTCTACTTCTACTGTAACCTTAGTTTCAAACTCTTTGAAAAATGAACCGCTCATTATCTCCTCTTGTGCGGCTGCATTCTCAAAAATCATATCGTAAAGTCTACTTACTTCTGCTCTTGCCTCCCCTATTGCTTGTGCTCCTTCATTATAAGTATCATAGTTAAACTCTGGCATTTTCCCCTCAAAGTCATCGCCAAATCCAAATTCTATAGTCCCATCTTTACCCGCTTTTTTTAATTCTTCTACTTGTTTTAAGTACTCCCCTACATTATCACCAAACCCTGCGAGTATTGCACTTTCTTTATCTAGTGCATCTTTATATACTTTCTCTTGCCCTACTAATTCTTTTAAGGCGTCCTCTTGTAATTGGATAGATAATTTTTTGCGTATAGTGTCTATTAATGTATTATAGCTTGTATCTAGTTGGTCTATAAATTCCTTTTCGTCATCTATGTTTTGCAGAGTTGTACCATAAGTTTTATTTATAGTATTTATTAATTCTGATCTTTCCCTGCTGCCTTTGTTAGTGTTTTTTAACGCATCAAAATAACTCTTTGCTGCGGCTGTCTCTGTTTCTAAACTAGATGAATGCTTTTTAGTAGCGGCATCCAAAACCTCTTGACTTTTAGTTAGTGCCTTAACCCCTTTATCTACATTACTCATCTGAGTATTATAAAGAGTAAACCCTACTGCTAATGCTGTAAGTGCAATTATTAAGCCTGCTATGGGTGAGGCTACTAGAAATGCGATGGCTGTTGTTACTATACCAAGCGTAAGTATTAGCGGCCCCAAAACAGCCACAAGTCCTGCTACTACTAAAATAACCTTTTTTGTTTCTGGTTCTATTTCGCTAAATTGGATAGAAAGCTCACTAAATTTATCAGCTATCTTTTTAATAACTGGTGCTAACATTTCACCGAAAGATATTGCTAGTCCTTCCGCTGCTGACTTTAATTTGAATAATGACCCCTCTAAAGTTGCATCCATTATAGCTGCCATATCCGCAGCCGCCCCGCCTGAGTTTTCGTAGGACTTGGTTAGCTCATCTACTTTAGATATGTTCTTAGATAGTGTTATGGCTACTGTAGTCGCTCTCTTATCAAAGAACTTCATAGCAGTGTTTGCCTTATCGCTAGAATTGGCTATCTCTTGTATGGCCTCCTGAAAATCAAAGCCGTCCTCCTTAGCTGCTAAAAACATATTTCTTAGCATAGTACCTGATGTACTTGCATCTATGTTAGAATTAGCTAAAACACTTAATTGTGCCGTAGTAGTTTCTATGCTCATACCAAGTGCCTCCGCAAGTGCTGCCACCTTTGGCATACCTACACTAAACTTTTCCAAGTCTAATGCTGAACTACTAAATGATGCTGCCATTACATCAGTAACCCTTTGCAACTGATCCGCCTCTAGTGCAAAACCTCTCAATGTACCACCTGCAATATCAGCACTTGATGCTAAATCTTCACCTGTTGCAAGTGCTAAATCTAGTGTGGCTGCTGTTACTTTCTGTATTTCTGATGAGCTAAAACCTAATTTTGCAAAGTTTAATTGTAAATCTGCTACTTCACTAGATGTAAACCTAGTACTTATTCCTAAGTCCTTTGCAAGTTTTGTGAGATTATCAAACTCTTTTCCTGTTGCTCCACTGACCGCTTGAACCTTAGCCATTGACTGCTCAAAGTCTGCGAACACTTTCACTGCAAGCCCGCCCATCGCTACTATTGGTGCGGTCAAAGACATAGACATAGACTTCCCTAAGTTCTGCATCTTCGTGCCCGTCTTTTTTAGTGACCGTGCAATCTTTTGACTAGAGGTACTAAACGCCTTTAAATCAAATCCTAACTTTATAAATAAACTCCTACTCATTGAACCAATTTGGTTTTAATTCTTTCATTGCTTGTAATTTCTCTACTGTCCAAGTTGTTTTGTTTATTACTTTCTCCCAAGGAAACCTCATTAGATCCGTGGGCTTTTTTAATCTCTTATCTCCTGCTGACTTCAATGTCACAAATGAGACGTATCTTGATGTTTCCCAGCTTACTCTACTGCGTAAATTCTCATTCTTCCAGTAGCCAAGGTAGGCTATCCATAAGTCACTCATTGCCCAATCATCTATGTTAATTGGGCTTATATGAATGTTGCCATAAGCGAAACCTAGTATGAATATGAAAGGATCGCTATCTACTTTTTTGCCTCTGCTGATAGAGCCTTAAAAGCGTTTATTTCTGCCATTATATCCTCCGCAGCCGTAGGACATTGGTCTACCCAATCCTCTAAATCCGCTGTGCTTAGTTTGCCCTTGTCTCTAATACTATCCTTATAAAGTTGTACTATTGAGTCAAATGTAAATTTACCATCTTGTAAGTCTTTAATGCCCACGCTAGATAGAAGGTTTTGAAAAGCTCTGTTACCTGCTTTAACCGTGTACTTTTTTTTGTTTATTTCTATTATCATAATTTTTTAATTAAAAAGGGGTAGCAGAACTACCCCCTATTTTTTACGTGATTGTTGCCTTAGCTAATACTCCTGTGCCTTCTAAAGATACTGAGAAAGTTACACTCTCTTCCATCCCGTCAGTACGGTCTAAAGATGTAATATAAGCATCTCCACTATACTCTATATCGTCCGCTACTGCATCGCTATAAGTGATAGTTAGCTTAGTACGTGCAAGCCACGCATCCCATAAGTCCTCATAGCCATAACTCGCATCTTCTGCGAATAGACCTTCACCACTTATTGACCACGAAGTTTGCCCCTCTAATGATTCTTTTGCTCCACCACTACCTTTAGAACTTGCATCTCGTGTAGAGTGAGATACTGATATTCCATTAGATGTCAAGTGAGCAATGACAGTACCACCTACCTCTATCTTGGCTAGTGTACCATTTAATATTCCTACTGTTTGTGCCATTGTTTTATTTTTTTAATTAGTTCAAATTACTTACCTTTTTTCTTCTTATTAGGTAAACTTTGTTTTTCAATTTCTGGTGTTTCTGCATTATCAAAAGAGGACTGCATAGCATTCTCTACTATTTCTTCTTTGGTCTCTCCGTCTAATTCTATAGCTACACCTTTATTTATTAGCTCTTCTCCTAGCCACGTTCTCACTCTTAGCTGCATACCTTTAGGCAGTACCTTTGTGTGTATTGCGTGGCTCTTTGTTAGTTCTACTCTCATTTTATAAATGGTATTTGTTTTGTTTTTTTAACTATGTATTTTCTTAGTTGCTCACTAGCTGTTACGCTTATCGCTGGTAGTACTTGGTCTGCACCTCTTTTTACAAAATCATCGCCTTGTATGTGCTTTGTTCCATACAAAACAAAGTGAGCGTACCATCCATCATTCTTACCTCTACCTCCTCTATTGGGTCCTACCGCTACATTAGGCATCATCTTAGATTTGCC